TAAAAGATATCCTTTTGGAAGCAGTTCGTGCTCCTAAAGCTCCAATCATTGAAACTCCAGTTGGAGTAGGTGGTTATGGAACAGTAACTACAGGTACCCCACTCCCAGCTCAACCAAGTGCTACATCAGCAGCTGAAAAAAGAGCTATGATGGAAAGTATTATGGGTGATATGAGAAGAGGACAAGATACTCTTTCATTTAATTCAGCTGATGCTAGAGGAATGGGTGTAACTGCTAATACTTTACAAGTAACTCCAGGCATGAGTACTACTGGTGAAGGCTCAAAGCTACCAGAAGGTAATGTAGGTCTAGATATGATTATGGGATTAATGAAGGGAGGTAAATAATGGCATTTGGAGCACAAAAGATATTTCCAATTGATACCAAACCAGGAACGGCTGTTGGTGTTGCTATCCCTTTTAATGCTCCCGGTGTTTTTTATTCTACATATACTACAAAAGATGCTATAAGAACTAATTTAATAGATTTCTTTTTAACAGAACCTGGTGAAAGATATCTTAATCCTACATTTGGTGGTGGTTTAAGAAGTTTTATTTTTGAGCAAATTAGTTCAAATACTTTAGAAACTTTACAAGAAGATGTTCAAAGTAAAATTAATACATTTTTCCCTAACGTATTAGTAACTAATTTAGAAGTCCTCCAAGATCCTGATTACAATACTTTAACTGTGTCTATTACTTATAATGTAGTAGACACTGCAATATCAGACGAAATTCAAATAGCATTTAACTAATGGCCGTAAGACGTAACATACAATACCTTAATAAGGATTTTACTGAGTTAAGAGCTAGTTTAATCAACTATGCTCGTACTTATTTCCCTACAACTTATAACGATTTTTCTCCATCATCACCCGGTATGATGTTTATGGAAATGGCAGCTTATGTAGGTGATGTTCTTTCATTTTATCTTGATAACCAAATTCAAGAAACATATTTACAATATGCTCGTCAAACAAATAATTTATACGAATTAGCCTATATGTTTGGTTACAAACCAAACGTGACCCAAGTTGCTACAGTTGATATAGATTTTTTCCAACAAATCCCAGCTAATAGTTTATACAATAGCCCAGATTTCAATTATGCTCTATATGTGCCTGAAAATACAACAGTAATATCTACAGCATCCGGTAGTGTATCATTCTTAATCCAAGACCCAGTTGATTTTAGTGTTTCATCTTCGGGAGATCCTACCGAAATAACTGTATACCAAACTTCAGGAAATACTGTAAACTTTTATTTGTTAAAGAAAACTAGAAAAGCTATTTCTTCTACTATCAATACTACTACGTTTTCATTTGGTGTCCCTGAACAATTTCCAACTGTAGAAATCAGTTCCCCAAATATTGTAGGGATTTTAGATATAGTAGATTCTGATGGGAATACTTGGTATGAGGTAGATTATTTAGCCCAAGATACAGTATTTGATTCTATCAAAAATACTAATACAAACGATCCTAATTTATCACAATATCAAGGTGATACTCCTTACCTTCTTCAACTTAAACAAGTACAAAGAAGATTTATTACTCGTTTTTTAAATAGTACTACCCTTCAACTTCAATTTGGTTCTGGGACTACTAATGACACAGATGAAGAAATTTTACCTAACCCAGATAACGTTGGTTTAGGTTTACCCTTTGAAGTAGATAAGCTTACAACAGCCTTTTCTCCTCAAAACTTTATTTTAACTAAATCATATGGTATAGCCCCGTCAAATACTACTTTAACTGTAAGATATTTAACAGGTGGTGGGGTTGGTGCAAACGTGCCTGCTAATACAATTAATACAATATCTAGTGGAAATATCCAATTTTTAAACAGTTCTTTAACAGCAGTTACTGCTAATTATATATTTGGAACTTTAGCAGCCAATAACCCAGCCGCCGCTGATGGTGGTGGGGATGGGGATACAACCGAAGAAATTAGACAAAACTCCTCAGCAAATTTTGCAACTCAACTTCGTAATGTAACCCAAGACGATTACTTAGTTAGAGCACTCTCTTTACCAGCTAAATATGGAGTTATTTCTAAAGCTTATATTGAACCTACTAAAGCCCAATCAGTAGCTTCAGGAGCCGCAGCTTCAATACTTGATTTATATATTCTTTCTTTTGATAATAGTTCTAAATTAAGAACAGCTTCTTTAGCACTTAAGCAAAACTTATCTACTTATCTCTCTCAATATAGAATGGTAAATGATTCAATCAATATTAAAGATGCTTTTATTATTAATATTGGGGTTAATTTTGATATTATAGTACTTCCTAATTTTAATTCAAATGAAGTATTAACTAAATGTATTTTAGCTTTACAAGATTTCTTTGCTATTAAAAATTGGCAGATTAATGAACCTATTATTTTAAGAGATGTTTATTCTGTTATAGATAATATTGAAGGAGTACAAACTGTTAAAAATGTATTAATATCAAATAAAGTAGGTAGTTCATTAGGTTATTCACCTTATGCTTATGATATAGCAGGAGCCACTATAGGAAATGTTGTTTACCCATCATTAGATCCATCAATATTTGAAGTAAAATACCCTCAAACTGATATTCAGGGTAGAGTAGTAACACTATAAAACAATGGCTATATATAAAATTTTCCCAGAAAAAGACGCTACAATGTATTCATTGTTCCCTGCTATGAATACAGGGTTAGATGAAATCTTAGAGGTTGGTAATTTAAATCTTCAATCTAATCCTAACCCTCAGATTTCTAGAACACTTGTTAAATTTAATCAAAATGAAATTAACAATGTTTTTTCAGGACTAGTTAAAAATTCAGGCTGGGCGGCCAATTTAAGATTATTTATAGCCACTGCTCAAAGTGTTGATACAGATTATCAACTAGAAATATACCCAGTTTCAGGTTCTTGGACTATGGGAACTGGTAAATATTTGGATGATCCTATTTCAACTAATGGTGTAAGTTGGAAATGGAGAACATTTACCAATGGCACAACTTGGCCCATCAATAGTTTATCTCCTTATGTTACAGCCTCATACTCAGGTTCTAATACAGGTGGTGGTAACTGGTATACAGGTTCAACTCATACTTTACCTGTAACTTCTAGTCAAACTTTTAACTATCGTTCTGATAAAGATTTAAATGCCCCTGTTAAAGGGATTGTAGCGGCTTGGTATAGTAGTTCTAATGCTATTGGTAGTGCTACAAACATAGTAAATGAAGGATTTTTAATTAAGTGGGAAGATGCTATTGAATTCAATCCTAACCCTCCTATTCAACCAGTTCTACAATACTATTCAGTAGATACACATACAATTTATCCTCCTACTTTAGAGATAAAGTGGAATGATTTTATTTTCAATACTGGGTCTTCTACTCAAACTATCTTAACTGATCCTCAAGCTTATATTTCAATAGCAAATAATGAAGGATTCTTCTATTCTTCTAGTATTCAACAATTTAGAGTAGATAGTCGCCCTCAGTATCCCGCAATCATATTCCAAACAGCCTCAATCTATACTACAAACTACTATTTACCTTCAGGATCTTCATATTGGGCTATTAAGGACTTGGATACAAATGAGTATGTAATAGATTTTGACTCAACTTATACTCAAATAAGTGCTGATGCTACAAGTAGTTACTTTACAGTATATATGAATGGTTTACAACCTGAAAGATATTATACTATTCTAATCCAGACCACTATTGGTGGTACTACTAGAGTATTTGATAGTAATTATAACTTTAAAGTTATTAATGGGTAATGTCTCAACAAATAAAGTTAACTAAACAAGTATATGACAAGAATCAATACCAAAAGGTAATTGATACTTCATTTACTCAACTTATCCAACCAGTATCTGCTTCTACAGGCTCAGCCCTTCCAACAGTAAATCAATTTTTTGATTACTACAATCAATTATTTTTTGATATACCTAAATTTGGAGAAACAAACTCTCATGAGTATCTTATCAAGACTAGTCAAGAATATATTGGTATCTCAAATGTAGTAAATGATGAGATTCAGGCTTTAATTGATGAAGTTACCGAGTTAAGACAAGAAAATTTAGATTTACAACAACAATTATTAAGTTCACTAACACCACCAGTTAATGGCTAAAACAGTAACATTAAATTCAATAAATCCTAATACATTTGAATACCAAGACTATTCAAACCAGGATAGTAATCTTATTGTCAATTTTACAGTTGAACCTACTTTTAATCCTTTACAAAACTATGTTGC